ACTTCACCACCGCCTGCTTTTTCAAGTGCAGTAAACGGGCTTGAGTTGATGACTTTCCAGAGAAACAGCTCTTGTCTGGTCATCAATTGCCCTGTTGTGGGATTTTTGACTGCGGACATCTTTTTTGCAGGTATTTCGGTAGCGGCCAAAGCAGCTTCAGTTAGTACGTTATCGATTAAATTGAGTAGGTCTCTCATTGTGCTTTCCAGAAAATTATAGTATACTTATCAAAGTGCATTACTTAACACAGGAGAATTTATGCCCAGTTTGATCCCCATGGTTGTTGAACAAACCTCAAAAGGCGAACGCAGTTATGACATCTACAGTCGCTTGCTCAAAGACCGTATCATCATGTTGGACACAGATGTCAACGAACACAGTGCCAGCTTGATTGTGAGTCAAATGCTGTACCTCGAAAGTGAAGACTCTGACAAGGATATTTCGCTATATATAAACAGTCCAGGCGGACTTGTTACTGCCGGGCTTGCAATCTACGATACCATGCAGTTTATCAAACCCGATGTTCATACCATTGTTATTGGCCAAGCTGCCAGCATGGGCAGTTTTTTGGCACAGGCAGGCGCACCTGGCAAACGTTTTGTGTTGCCCGAAAGCCGTACCATGATTCACCGCGTTAGTTCAGGTACCCCCAGCACACGTGGATCAATCCATGTGCAAGAACTTGAGTTTGAAGATGCTCGTAGAACCTTTGAAGAAAGCAAGCGTATCAATCAGCGTCTTACTGAGCTGTATGTCAAGCACAACACCACAGGCAAGACCTATGACGAACTGTTTGAAGCCATGAAGTTTGACACGTTCCTTAGTGCTGAACAAGCAGTGGCGTTTGGCTTAGCAGATAAAGTTGTGGAGAAACGTGTCTAACGCCGGCGTATTCTGCAATACACCGTGGTACGAGCTGCACATCTATTGGGATGGCAGCTTGGGCATCTGCTGCCAAGAAGCTCACAAACTGTACACAGATCACAGCTACAACATTGCCACCATGACCATTGCAGAATGGTTTAATTCAGAACCAGTGCGTGATTTTAGACAACGTATACTGAAAGATTCCAGACTGAGTGAATGTCGTCGTTGCTATACTGAAGAAGATTCTGGAGGCAACAGCCGTCGACACAAATCCAATCAAAAGAGTGTGATTTTTAATCAGGCGTTCAAATACAGTTTTGAACAAAGTCCGAGTCGCGAGCACTTTGATGAGTCGGGATTTACTTCTACACAACCTATAGACATACACATTGACCTTGGAAACTACTGCAACTTGGCCTGTAAAATGTGTAATGCGCAGGCCTCAAGCCGTATTGCTGTACAAGAAGTCAAATGGGGCATGCAATCTAGCCAACAGTTTGTGAGATCAGATTGGACACTTGATACTACAGTGTGGAACAATTTCAAACAACAATTGTTAGCTATACCCGGCCTTAACAACATTCATTTCATGGGCGGTGAAACACTGCTGACTGATCGATTTGAAGATATTGTGGATACCTTGATCGCACATCAGAGATTCGAAACGTGTTTTAGTTTTGTAACCAACGGTACTGTGTTCCGTTCCGAGTTATTGGCCAAACTATCTAAATTTCGTCGTGTGGGCATAGAAGTCAGCATAGAGACTGTGGATGATCACAACACATATCAACGGCAAGGCACTGATACTGCACAAGTTTTGCGCAACATTGATCATTATTTGGAGGTATGTAATGGCACCAATATCACAGTGTCGTTGCGCCCAGCCATCAGTGCATTGACCATTGGCTACTATGCTGGTCTGCTGAAGTATGCTTTGCAGAATAAATTGACAGTGAAAGGGCTACAAGTCAACACCCCACGATTTTTAGATGCAACGGTATTGCCTCAGGAAGTGAAACAGCAGTACATAGTACAATATCACAACATATTGCAGGATCTTGATTCAGTTAACATGGTCCTGGATTACAATGCCAGTGACCCCAACAATTATCAGTTGGTTGTCAAGCAACAAGCACAAATGTGTATAAACATGTTATCACAGCCAGCACCACATGATGTGGAGCAACTGCGTGACCAACTTGTGAAACATTGCAAAAAGTGGGACAAGATTTATCACCTTGATGCCAGACAGTTGTATCCTGAGCTGACCGCGGTATGGGATCAGTATGGTTACTGAGTATCTAGTACAGGCAGCAGTGACGCTGATCCCAAAAATTGGAGTTACTGCCCCCGAAGTACGTATATCAGTGCCAGGATATTCTGTCACACATGTACTACAGCAAACTGAAAAAATACAGCTGGAATTTGTTGCAGACTCGGGATGGTTGGAAATTGAGTTTTACAACAAACCTGACCTAGATCATAGCATGGCTGTGATAGTGGACAGTATTGAATTTTTTGGAATATCAGATCCCAAATTTGTATGGCATGGTGTGTATAGCCCTAAGTATCCCGAACCATGGCACAGTCAGCAACAACCACTACCAGCAGCGGCACTACCTGCTTGTAATTACATGGGATGGAACGGTTCTTGGCGTCTGAATTTTGATGTTCCTGTATTTAGATGGATGCATCGCATACAGGATTTGGGCTGGATTTATCAATGATCCCAGGTGCCACTGCGAGCCCGGCTTTGATATCTAGCTTCGCCTATGTCCTGTAAAAAATCCCAGATGGCTGTAAAAAACTGTTTCATATCAAGCCTCCGCAATTCATTCTAGAATACTGACGCTCTAGATATTCCACTTCGGCTACAGAAGTAGGACGGTGTGCAGATATGTACTGCTCTAAATTAGACTGATAGTTAGGGGAGAACAGTTGGGTAAACTGTCGTAAAATGGCGTTGAACATGGTGTGTTTTTCCTTCTCAGTATTTACCATGAGACTCATGGTTTCTACTAATAAAGTATTACTTTTTGCCCAGAACTTTTTGGTTGACTAAAATTAGCCAATTTGCTATAATATACACATAGACAGCAACAAACAGGAGTTCAAAATGGCATACGTTTCCCAGGACATGAAGGCAAAATTGGCACCTACTATCAAGGCAATCTGCAAAAAGTACGGCATCAAAGCCAGTATTGCAGTGCGCCATCACAGCACCTTGGTGCTGAACATACGCCAAGGCAGCATTGACTTCATTGAAAACTACATCGAAACAGATGCTGCCAAGCACTACGGCAACAAGATGTCTGAGGACCAAGTTGCTTATATCCGCAAGAATCGTAGCCTGGATGTGAACACTTATTGGGCTCATGAACACTACAGCGGCAAGGCTAATCTGTTCCTGATGGAAATGATTGCGGCCATGAAAGGTCCAGACTTCTTTGACCATTCAGATGCCCAAACTGATTACTTCCATCGCTCACACTATATCGACATCAACATTGGCACATGGGACAAACCCTACGCCTTGGAGAAATAAAATGAAACTGTACAACATTACTTGGACTCAAAAATATTCAACCTGGCCTGTGGAAGATCTTGCCGCGGCCCGCGAAGTGTTGGCAAGGATCATGGCAAAATGAACGAACGAATTAAATCACTTATCGAACGGGCAGAATATCAAGCCCAGAAACAATCAGGATCGGATTGGGAAGTTCATGTTGAACCCAGTCGTGAACAGATTTTTGAAAAGTTCGCCGAGTTGATTGTAGAAGAATGCGCTACAGTGATTGAACGAAATCTATTTCAAGGCATAGGTTGGAACACCAGCCGGGCAGTCAGACGCCATTTTGGCATTGAGGACGAAGAATGAAATGGTTTGCTGAAACAACTGATTGGAAAGATTCTGTGCCTAACGGCATTTACTTGCTGGACGACTCCAAGACCAAGATGTATGCTTTCCGCTCACATGCAGGGCAAGGTGAAATCCGGACGTTTAAAAATCCCATCAGGATTGACGTGCGTGGTCGCAAGTTTGTGATCAATCCTGTACAGTTTAAAACTGGGCTGAAAGAGCCCGAGCCCGAAGGTCGTACATGGGTTGTGAAAGGTAGCAAAGGCGATGAATACACGATCACAGAGCACAGTGGAAATCTATCATGCACATGTAGCGGATTCCGATTCCGTGGCGACTGTAAGCACGTCAAAGACTCAAGTATTCGTCAAGCGGTTTGATGGCATAGACTCAGCTGGTTGGCACGAAATAATTGAGTGGTGTCAAGATAAGCTGTATCGAGATGGATACCGCGAACAAAATTGGAGCGTGAATTATCCCAGTTTTTACTTTACAGATGAGCGTGAATATACCTTGTTCCTGTTGAGGTGGTCAAAATGAATTCAAAGCAACGACGAGCAGATCGCAAAGAGTGGCGCTATGAGGTCACCATTGATGAAGGAAAATCCTTTGCGGATTATGACGCCATGTTTGATTGGTGTGTCACCAACTTTGGAAATGGTCGGGGTATCAAGCGCAACGGTTGGCGCGAAAAACACGGCCATTTTGGCACTTGTTGGCAATTCAGCAATTCCGGCAAGGCCATAGCATTTGCACTGAAGTGGAAATAACCGTTATAAGTACTTGATGAAATTTGATTCCAAAGTTATTCCTGACTTTTTGAGTGACCAAGAACTTGCCTTGATTGAACAAGTGGTCGAAGCCAATCGATCAGAAGCCAACACCTACTACGATACCACGCACAACTCAGGTCACAATGCTGTGACCCACAGCATTCACCTAAATCATCCGCCTTATCGTGATATAGCCAACATCTTGATTCCCAAGTTTGCACAACATTTTGGCCAAGATGTCAGACTGGACACTGCTCATATTTTGAATGCTTATGTACCTTATGGTATTCACACAGATGTCATGAGTGCTGGATTTGATCCCAGTGGTACCAGAGACGCTGCTTGGACCTTTATTATTCCCCTGGACAACTATGATTCCAGCACCTTGGTATTTGCCCAACAACACGACACCATCAAGACTCTGGATCGCTGGATTGCTGAAACCGGGGCCGAGCCCCACGATATCGATGACGAACTACATCAGAGATATTTGACTCACGTGGATCGACTGGATTTAAGGTATCTGGACGTGGAGGATATTTTTCCCTGGCGCAAGGGCAGTTTGTTTGCAGCATCCAGACGAAAGTTTCACACCAGCGATGACTTTCCGTCTCGTGGACTCCGGGTGAAACGTGCCATTGTTATTTGGTCAACTGTTTCAAAGTAATTTGTCCATAATAGTTGGCTTTATCACAATATTATTGTACAATAGTCACATGCTGTAGAGAACAGCATCTTTTTAACTTAGGAGATTATTATGCGTTTCAATGAAGACACCAAAACTTTCAAACTGTTTACAGCCTTGCGTACCGGCGAAGCTATTACCCCTGCTGCCGCTGCCAAGCGTTTCGGCATCAAGAACATCAGTGCTGAAGTCAGCCGCGTTCGTCAAGGTGGTTTTGCAGTATATGCTAACACCCGTGTGGCCGGCAATGGCGTGCGTGTGACCGAGTACCAAATGGGCAAGCCAAGCCGCAAGCTGATTGCTGCTGGCTACAAGGCCATGTCTTTGGGCTTGGTTGACTAATCAGTACTTGGTACTGCCAAAAAGCCCGCTAATGGCGGGTTTTTTATTGACCAGTTATTGTGTATCGTGTACAATACACATGTAAAGGAGATAGTATGTTGTTGAAACTACTGGAAAAAATGGGCCGGAAACGCATCGTGTATGATCGTGTGGACAACGAGCCCTACCTAGAACGCTACTACCTGTTTCTCAAAGAACGAAAGCGTTTCCCCTTCAATGTGTTCTTGCACAAGTTCCTGAAATCTGATCCTGATGATGTACACGACCATCCTTGGCCTTTTGCTACCTTGATCCTTCAAGGTGGTTACTGGGAATGGCGTCCACAGTTCAATGCACAAGGTCAAAAAATTGGCGAAGTTGCCCGTTGGTGCGGCCCCGGTAGCTTTAGAACTGCCAGTGCTACCACATACCATCGCATTGAACTGGACCCTGCGGTGACTTGCTGGACCTTGTTCATGCCTGGACCCAAGCAACGAGACTGGGGTTTCTTGGTTCGAAACGTGTGGGTGCAGTGGGAACAATATTTGAAACAAAGGAAAGCAACATGAAATGGTTCAAGCGTTGGTTTGCCAACAAGTGCCGAGAGGCCTGGGAAGAGTCTAGAGATATGCCCGAAGAGGTGTATGCCACCAAATCAAGCAATCGACTAGTGTCTCGCAGTGACATAGACTCAGAGGACGGGCTAAGTATCACTGTGCGATCAGCCATTGGTGGCCGTATTGTGACGTTCAGACACTATGACCGTAAAACAGACCGTAACAATCATCGCCTGTACATTGTGCCGGAAGATCAGGATTTTGAACGAGAACTGGGCAAGATGATCACATTGGAAAGCATGCGAGGTTGAACATGGAATATTTCTTGGTATTTGTGGCAGGTATGGCAGCATCCATGATGCTGTTGCGTTGGACAATCAATCGTGCTATTGATCGCATGTTGGAACGCATGGACCGTGAAGACGAAGAGGACACTGTGGCCTCAGACGCTGAAAAAATGGAACTCAGAGTTGAGTTTGACAACAATCTCTATTTCTGTTACAATATTACTGATGGTGCATTTGTGTGCCAAGGTAAAAATTTAGCAGAGATACAGTCAAACTTTTGCAGCCGATTTCCCAACATCAATGCAGTCATAGTTGACGGCGATGCCGACTGTGCAAAACAACTAAAGACAGAAATGAGCAAAAGCAATGAAGATAGCAGTGGCATCAGACCTACATCTTGAGTTTGGAGATTTGGATTTTGACAACAGCAACGGTGCTGATGTCCTGATCCTCAGCGGCGACATCATGGTGGCCAATGACCTAGTTCAACATGATCCGCATCGGATCATGGGTGAGCACTATCGTAGCAACAGATTCCATGATTTCTTTGAACGTTGCTGTGCTCGTTTTCCGCACGTGATCTATGTGTTGGGCAACCATGAACACTATTATGGTGACTTTGCCAAAACACTGGGCCATGTCCGAAGCATGCTCAGCAGACTAAAGAATCTGCACATCCTTGAACGCGAAATGGTAGTGATCAACGGCATACACTTTGTGGGCGGTACATTGTGGACTGATATGAATCAAGAAGATCCCTTGACTCTGTACCACATGACCAAGATGATGAACGACTTCCGTTGTGTCAAAAACAGTGACCGAGTGGTGAACTATCGAGCTCGTGTGCCCCGGGATCGGCCAATGAACATGACTGACCAAGAGTGGGTTGACAGTCCCATCAACGGTCGTACTCAGGAAGTATTCAAGACTCGTGAGGCCACATTCTGTCCCGAAGATGCTGTGGCAGAATTCCGACTCACTGTAGATTACTTAAAACTGATGCTGGAAACACATCGTGACCAAACGTTTGTAATGTGCGGACATCATGCACCCAGCCCACAGAGCACTCATGCAATGTATGCACACGACACTGTGATGAACGGTGGTTACCGCAGTGATCTGGAACAGTTTATTTTGGACCAAGAAAACTTGGTGCTATGGACACATGGTCACACACATCACCCGTTTGATTATGAAATTGGGCAGTGTCGTGTGGTATGCAATCCACGTGGATATATTGGACACGAACCGGAGGCCACAAATTGGACCCTAAAGACAATAGAAATTTAGAAATCCCAGCCCAGGGACAACGCGGTATACTGATATCAGGATTTGATGGCAGGGTATACTTTAGACAGTACGACGCGAATCATGAGTTTGTGGACTATGAAGTCACCAACTATGATGTGGAGATTGAAATCCTGGATCCACATGCTGCCTTGATACGCAATTCGCGTGGCGATTTTTTGGACTATACAGCGGAGAGCATGAATGTTGTATCAAATAGTGACCTTGACCCGTAATCAGATCACACAGTTAGCAACGTATTTTGCCATAGATGAAGGCATTCACAGTGTGACCATAACTGAATCAAACAGCAGTGGTATTGGCGCTAACCATTATGGCCAGTTCCACAAGGAACAAATCGAACGTGAGTTCGAAGCAGACATAACAGACGTAGGAAATTGGTAATGAAAATATACTTGGGTAAACCCCGCTATCACTGGATCTCACCTTACACCATGTTGGACTACATGTTCTTCTGGACCGACTGGTCACGATGCAGTCGTGACAAGAGCCTGCAACGTACTATAGATGACCTTGACACAGTCAAGGCTGGTGGTAAGAGTTCCTATGTAGAACGTCCTGAATGGTGCGATCTTTGGAGTGATCGTCTTGAACCCATCAGCAAGGCTATTATGTGGGTGCTGGATCGTGTGCATCCAGAAATCAAAATCATCAAGATTGATCGTTGGGATACCTGGAGCATGGATCATACCTTGAGTCCTATTATTCTGCCCATGCTCAAACAGCTCAAAGAAGCCAAGCATGGTGCTCCGTTTGTGGATGACGAAGATGTTCCTGAGCACCTGCGTAGCACCTCAGCACCTGCCAAAGAAAACGAATGGGACACTGACGAGAACC